ATGAAGCTCAAAAGCATTAGCATTTTTGCCATACTCACCCTTTACTACAATATCACTCTTTGTGTCGCTGAAGAACCAAAGAGCTACTTCCCTCCTGGGGATTACTATAGGACTGGAAATAGTGGGCTGCTGACGATATCTCCGTTATTCGAAGGACTTCAAAAGTTTCGGATACGAAGCACTGGACACAATGCACATGCTTGCGGATTGAATGGAACTATAGAGTCAGGTCATGTGCAGGTCGACGTCCGTGGCATCGGCGATATGTCGTGCGATGTCGTTTTCAAACTGAATGATGACAGAATTACCATAGAGAAAGGAGCCGCAAGCAGGGACTGTCAGGGCTTCTGCGGGGCGGCAGCAGGTTTTACTGGTACGTATTGGAAGCCTTCCCCAATCTGCGAGCCCGCCTCTATAAGATTCAACGACAAGCAAGTGAAGAAAGCACTGAAGAATAACGAGACAGAGAAGGCCTACTGGATTTCTCGAAAACTGATAACAGAGTGTAGGGATATGTTTGAAGGTTTTGGTTATCTCTCTCGTGTTTTTCATACGGCACATCTCTCCTTGTCTGCCAAAAATCACCAATGCAAGAAGATACTAGAGAAGGGCAGCTTCTTCAGAGACCTGAAGCGAGAGTATTTGCCGGAAAAAATGCAAAATGAATATGATAAGTATTCTACTGAGTTCAATCGTCTAGAAAGCGAGTGCGAACAGTCAATGAAATAACAAATTGGCTTCACTAAGCAGAGGAGACTAAGGTGAATAGAGAATTGGATCAGACCCTTCAGCGCAATCTGGAGCGGCTATACAATTACCTAGAAAATCCAGAACGAGAGGAGGCACAGCGTGTTCTGCTCGCAGCGGAACCAGAGCCTATCCGAATTACTCACGGAATTCCTGACCTCTATACCGACTGGCTGTCATCCCCCAGCTACTCAGCACAAGGTGGGTTGACGGGGCAACTGACGCAGGTCATAAGCCAGACTGCCGGGCGGCCCGTTCTAGTCTTCGACGACTACTTCAAGGTTCATGAGGTCACTATTCGTACGGTCGCCGAAACCGGAGGAGCCAACAGTATTTCGGTGAGCGACCTCCAGGTGCAATTGAACCAGCAGATCAATACCTTTATCCAAGACCGCATCGATGGTGACAAAGCCGATAAGGTCAGCCGCCTCCAGTCCAATATTTCCTATCTGATTGAAATGGGTATTAATATCGATTTCACCGCCCGTCATGAGCTTCCACCTGGTGGGCGAGGCAACAGAGCTACTATTCCGACCTCTGACCCCAACGGTGAATCAGGTGTAACGATTGGCTATGGCTTCGATGTCGGCCAGCACGATGAATCCGGCATTCAGGCTCTGAACATTGCTGAATCCACGCGCAAAAAAATTCGCCCCGCCCTCGGCTTGAAAGGAGCGAACACCGCGACCTTCCAGGCATTAGCCCAACTCATCCCGGTACTCACAGATGAAGACGGGCTGTCCCTCTTTACCGCCAAGATGATCAAGGTCACTGATCGGATGAAGGTGAAGTTCCAGCAGTGGAGCACCTTACCTCCGGCGGTCAAAACCATAGTGACAGACCTGTATTACCACTATGGTGAGTATTCCTCGTTCCCAAACTTTGAGACTGCTATTTCCCAGAGCGACTGGCTAGCCGCCATTAGGGAGTTGAGGAACTGGAATGGTACTCCCAACAGTACCGATCCGAGCGATGGCATAGCCAGGCGATTGAACAATCGCGCGGACTATCTCCAACGATCCCTGGGACTCTAGAGGTGGCGACGATGGCCGAGATCAATATCTACCAGAATCCTGGTCAATCCCTGGCTAATATCTATAAGGGTTTTGCCCGTCAATGCAATCCTGGCTTTGTCTTCCCCGAAGCACAGACTATAGAGGCATGGGACATTCCGCTGAGGCTACACCCGGAATTCATTCCGGGCGGAGACATCAGCAAAGCGGACCAGCAATACTCGACGTTGCTTGCCCAGGAAATAGCCAACGGCGTAACCATTGGTTTCAGGATGGTTAATGAAAAGGAACGTGTTTGCAACGTTGAGATACTTCCTTTGCTCACCTCCATGGCGCAGAATCTTGATCGAATAAAAGCCCGTTTCGGCAGTGGATATCTTGACCGCTTCAAGGGCAGTCCGAACGTCTATCCAACCGACGTTGGTTTCTCTACGGATGCATCCGGAGGCATTTCGCAGGAATCCGGACTACTGGTTTCCTACGGTGTGAATCTGAGGACACTGACTCCTGGTACTTGGCAGGCAATGACGCTCCCTGAGGATATCAAAGCGTTAGTCGGACCTGGTGTTGGTTTACGTCTGGACGCTCCCAACTTCAGCGACGTATTCAATACGATCAAATCGGGTCTCCGCTATACGACCGCAGTAGCCTTGCTGCTGGCCTATTTTGCAGCGATCTAGTGTTATCTGGCCCTCTCCTTCGATAAAGAGGGCCAGATAAAAAATTATCACGCCCGCTAAATAATATGTGGATACCATCGCCCTTAATTCCGGAACTCGGAGAAGCGTTATTCCACACTGTCAGGTGTTGGAAAAACTCAGCTGGTTGGCCCGCAGCGCTATTTGTAGCGGTTTGCAAACGAAAGTCGCTACACTTATCGAACTATTTTTCTAGAAACCTGTCGACTCCCCACATGGGGAAATTCGTGTCACAGTTATAACTCCACGCTATACGTGTGGATGCCCAAACGATTTGCGTACCGATTAAGCGAGTCCAGTGATCCAAATATGCGCACAAGTTCACGTCGAGAACGTAGCGGGTAATATTGACCGTCGGGACTGTAGCGCACTTGGAGCTGCCAACCGTGGCCGGAAGGCGCAGGAATAGCACGTAAGTCCCGCGCAGCTCCGGCAACCACTAGTATCTTCAGTGCCTCGGCGCTGACTCACGCATGGCGACTTCGCCTCGATGGTGGCGTGTTATCCAGGGCAGCGGCGATATCTTCCGGCATCAGTTCTCGCTGCGCCTTCTTCGACAGCATCTTGCCTTGCGTTGACTGCCGCGGATTTCCCGGTACCGATTGCGAGCGCCGATTGTCGCGCTGCGCTTGGACGAGCTGGGCGACTTGCAGCACATGACCCAAGCGCTTGTTCTCGACGATGGCACCCTGGTCTATCTCGCAGAGTTTGTCGTAGGTGGTAAAGGGGAGGGCGGTGCCGTCCACCCTGGGCTCGATGCGGCCATTCGGGTAGTGGTAGATCATCGACGTGATCACCCGCCAGGCGACGGGACTGCGGAGTGTCCGCTAGCAGATACAGCACCTTGTCGTACTGCACGGTCAACCGCTGCGAAACCCGCCGCGCTTCTCGCCAGGCGAAGATCAGCTCCAAATCTTCATCACTGTGCAGCGGGCGATGGCAGTCATGCTCAGAGCGCGGCGGCTTGGCAAAACGCGCGTTGTAGCTGGCCATAAAGTGGGCTGCAAAGGCATTGGCGTCGGCCATGTTGCTGATTCCGCGAAGCCGCAGCTCCTTGACCAGGCGATCCTGCAGAGTGAGGTTCGCACGCTCCACACGACCTTTGGCCTGGCTGCTGTTGGCGCAGCTCTCGATGTTCAACTCGTACATCGCTCGGCCGAACTGGGTATAGCCGTCGCCGCCCTGAGGCGCCTTGTGGTTACTGCGGAACACGCTGGCTTTGTCGCTGTAGAAGGCCAGCGGCTTTCCATCATCGATCTGGATCAGTTCGCCGCAACAGGCGCGCCGGTTGCGTGGCTGATAGACCTTGGGCGGCCGTTGCTTGCGCGGTACCCACATGCCGGCATCAACCATGATCCGTCGTACCGTTTCTTTGGCCAGCTTAAGGCCGTGGCACTCGACCAGTTTTTCCTGGGCCAGAGTTGGACCAAAGTCGCTATAGTTCCGTCGAATCAAGCTAATGGCGGGATTCTCCAGACCTGGCGACAACTGCCGGTTACTCGGCTGACCACGTCGACGAGATGTTAGGCCGGCTGGGCCGTCCTCGCGATAACGCAGAACCAGCCGGTGCACCTGACGTGTCGTCAGGCGCAGACGCTGCGCCGCAGCGGCAGGTTTCAACCGACCCTCGATGATTGCCTCGATGACCTTGAGGCGATCCAGCTCCCGCATGCTCATGGTGACCCATCCGCAAGTTGCCGCAGTCATGGCGTGCCTCCTGTGATGCAGGAGGGAAACCCTAGACGCCATTACTATTTGGCCGTAACACCATGGATTCGCATAATGCTCGGCCTTATGTTGAGCGCCGCCCGGACAATACGGCGGCTCCGGGCGGCGCGTAACATAGGGCCGATTATGCGCAAGCCTGACCCTCTCCCTGTACCGCAGCATCTGATCGATCAAGCGACGCTGTACGCGCCGTCTCGCGATCCTCTCGATGCCGTGTGTTATGTCCTGAATGACTATCCCAAGCTCGTTGCCGATATCCGCCATCTGCGTCGCCGCCTTGCTGATCTGGATCAGGAGGGCGCGGATATGGATGTTCGGATCGAGGCCTTGCAGTCAGCCTGCAGGGCGATCCTGGAGCTTTGATCGGCCCGGCTGTCACCAGAGTGACTTGTCGCTCTGGTGATGGCTGGGGGACAAGCGAAGCGCGTCAGCGTCGGCGCGCGCCGCCGGCCGGGAGCGGAAGGCATGAGCGATAGGCCGAAGGCGCGGCCGACGCCCCTGTAACACGTCAGATAAACCCCCCTCAAAAAGCTCATTATTGGGCGTTTGGTCCGGAGGCCGCGCGCCACTAGGCTTCCAGAAACGGCATTTTTGCCGATAATTCTGTATGTCGAATGCATGTAGTATGTACAACATACATATGTTTACATGAGTGGAAGGCTCGAAAACCTCTTCCGAGCTTGGTGCGACGACTTGACACGACAGGCTCTTCTTTTATGTAGAACATATGTATGTCATATTGCTCTCGAAGCAACATACATAGGTTCACCATGAAGATTACCGCTGACCAAACCCGCGAGCTTCTTCAGCTTCTTGTTGAGGTAGATGGGCAATCAAAGGCTGCTGCTAAACAGGTCTTCAATGGAATCACTCCAGATGGTCGTTTAGCGCTGCTGCACGATTTACGTCGAAGGAAGTTGCTGGCGAAGCCTGCGCCGGCTCAGCAATTGGCAAAGGGCGAGGAGGAGGGTGAGAAAGTGCGTGCTGGCAAGGCCAAAAAGGTGCCTTACACGCTTCTGATGCCGCCAGATCAATTGGAAGCTCTACGAAATCTCGCGGAAAAGGACGACACGTCCGTTTCGCACCATATCCGGCAAGCGGTCAGGGCTTACCTGCGCACGCGGCTGGTGTAATCGCTGGCTAAGGGAGCGACAACTCCCCAAGCCAGCTAACCAAAAATGATCGAAGGGAGATCATGAATGGCTACTGTAAATTCTACTGAAACCCCCGTTTTCTCTGGCTGGCATATGTTCGCGACAGGTGCCTGCCATGGGGCTGAACATGAAAAAATATCAAGTTCAGCCAGCGTTCTAAATGCGATTTCACTCATTGGGAAGACGGTTCTGGTCGAGCTGGTGTGGGAGGATGACTCGGAGACGCTATGGCGCTGTGTGCGAATTGCCGGGGTAGTTCTTGCTTTGGAGGGTGTCTATGAACATCCGCACTTCATGGTGTTTAGCCTGTTCGGAAGCGAGACCTATCCAAGTGAGATGTTCTGGTCGGACATTCGTACGTTGCGGGTGTTGAAGCATCGGGTGGACTAACCGATAAGGCTTCACTGGCTTTCACTGGCTAGAAAGCAAGGAAACCCCGGTAGAGCGATCTCCGGGGTTTTTCGTGGATCCTTGGCCGCCTGGAAATACTTAAGGCTTCGCATAATGACGATGGGATTACGTTAGCGAAGCCGCCCGGATGGGCGAGTCCAGCGCATGGACAATGCGCAGCCCATGCGCTGGATTTACACGTAATCCCCATTATGCGAGGCGATCCTTTTGGTACCTCGTTGCGACTAGATCTGCGCCGGCCAGGATCCTGCAGGGCGATAGGTTGGTACCATTTTGTCGATCGCGGATCTGCACCTGGTCGAAATTCTGGTACCTCGCCTTCAGGTGGATTGGTACTGAAATTGTCGGCGCCGGCGACGACCAGGTGCGAGAAAAGGTACCTTTTCGCTTTTGCCCGAACTCTCCGTTTGGTACCATTATTTCGAGCTCGAGCACGACCAGGGCGAGCAAATCGGTACCTAAAGGAGATTGTCATGCTGATCAAACTTCCCGACTTTGACGACGATCTGGCCGAGCGGCTGAAGAGTCGTACTGGCCAGAACACTGGCTCCAAGGCTGTGCTGCGCGCTGCTGAGGAGTATTTGCCGCTGCTGCTGAAGCTGGAGCATCGCGACCGGCAGATTGCCGAGCTGGAAGAGCGGTTGCGAGTGGCAAGTCAGGTGATCGAGGGCGCTCGCTCGGCTGCTGCGCTGCTGCTTGAAAAGACCGCTCAGGGCGATCTGCTCGCCGCTCCGGCATCGAGCAAGCCGCGCATGACCGGTGAAGAGATGTTGAACGAACTGCGCCGCAGTGCGGGCTTGCGTCAGCGTTGATTTGGTACCTCGTCGCGCGCAGATCGGCGCCGGCCTGGTTGAGCCTGCTGATGAATTCAGTACCTCTATCCACCCCTCCGAACTGTCCCTGTCAGGTGCCGCCGCACCGGCTCGTCGCGACTTGTCGCGTCGAACGGAGCGCCGGGCGAAGCGAACACTTGACGTTGCACCCCCTGAAACAGCCTCCGGTCATAGGGTAGGGGGAAGCTTTTCTCCCCCTGCCCTCTGACCCTCTGGCGAAGAGCGGGATAGTAAGGGCAGCGCCCTTACGACCTTTCGGACGGTCCGCCTAGCTGATCAGCAGGCCGACAGTCAGGCCTGCTAGGAAGCCCATGAGGACGCCCGGCCAGAACCCGGCCAGATAGTGGATGAACAGGACTCTGCGAGGCCGCTGCGGTGCGCTGGTGGCGTTTTTGGGCTTGTGCCGGCTTTCGTTGAACCATTCCCTGTCGTGCAAACCCATGTGTTTCTCCGTTGGTTTGCGGGGCTCCGATCTGGCCCCGGAGGGGTGGGGGTGCTGTAACACCCCCAATTTACCGCACACTTCTGCGGTCTCTCTGCTAGCCGAGCTTTAGCGCTCCGACCATTGCGCTGAGTGCGAAGAACCACAGAACGAACGACGTAAGTCCTAGAGCCATTCCACCCAGCCATATCCCTAGAGCGATCTCATAGGCTAGCCGTCGTTCTGTTGCCCTTCTGACGGGCGGAAAGTCGTCGTCCCTCTCTGCCCGCATCGCTATTCCTTCCCGCCGAACTCTTCTCTGAATTCAAGGACGTCTTTCGTCGTGATTTTGCTCAGGTATTTCCACAGCGTGGCGTTCACAAGGTCGGACTCTCGGACGTCGTCCTTTGTCTCGATGATCATTTTGACGCGGCGCTCCTTCACTTCCTCGACGAATTTATCTCGAACCCGGTAGGGCTTTGACATGACGGTTACCTGTAACAAGGGGTGGTCGTTATTCTTGCACGTGTTGCGCTGTTACGAGTTACTGCGGTATAAATCGCCCCGTACGTAACGTGTAACGTTGTTACAGGCATGCAGGGGTAGGGATGTTTCCTCCGACCGATCATCAGAGCAGGATGTTCTACGACTACCTCACGGTAGAGCAGGTATTCCCGTACCAGCTCCCGCAGGTTGGCGACACTGGCATCTGCTACTACGACCGGAAGACCGGCGAGCAACTGCGCGACACGTCCCCTAGCTTCAAGGTTGAGGGCAGTCACTCGACGTCGATTCGGGTTCGGGTCGATGGGAACAAGCTCCGCGTCGAAGGGAACCCGAGTGCAGTCAACCGCTTGGACAACCTGCATGGATTCCAGTCCATCGCTGAGTGTGTCGCGGTCTATAACGACATCCTCCACGAGATCAAGGACGACAAGGGCAACCGTCTGCCGCCGTTCACGGCTTGCACTGATTGGGGTTACCTCCAGACCGAGGACGGCTCGAAAACTCGGATGATCGGCAACGGTGCGCGCCTGCGCCGGGTTGACTTGACGACGAATCGGACGGTGGGGAAGGGCAATGAACTGGCCTACATCCGCGCCCTGAGTACTCAGCGTGTGGGCTACAAGAATGGCCACCTTTACGAAGATGGTTGGACCTGCGATTGGCAGGCCCGCGACCACTACTACAAGGCCTACGGCAAGGCTCAGGCCATCCGCAAGTTCCTGTTTCCGAAGTGCAAACGGAACTTTGGCGAAGACTCCCCCGAATTCCGCTACCTGCTCGATCTGGCCGCGTACTGCGATCAGCAGGGCGTCGTGCGTATGGAGCAGGAACTCAAGAGTGAGTATCTGGCCCGTGAGCGGCTGGAGTGGTGGGGGCTTTTTGATGAAGGCCGCTTTGCGGCGATCCATGGGGAGTTTTTGAGGGGATTCGACAAGCTCGAGGTGATGGCGATGGATTACGAGACGATTGCGGAAAGGCTGCTTTCTGAAGGGGTTGTATGCAGCACTCAAGCGGCTAATGCGACCGCCAATATTGCGATGAAGTGGATGCACTGCCCGGGCATCAGTTTCGACTTCAAGAAGCGCATGAATCAGACCTATCGGGCGCGCTTGAACCGGATCGGCATCAACATCGCCCAGCCCTACGACGTGACCCGTCACTCGGTCGTGATGATCCGTCGTGCTGAGGAAATCGTCACCAGCGACGTGCTGGAGCTGCCGGAGTTCTATCGGCATGCACCGCGCCCGCGTCACCTGCGGTTGGTGGCCTGATGCTCGCTCCGACTCTCCAGGCCCTCGCACTGCTCGCCGGTGCCGTCACCCTGATTCACGCCCTCGGCGTGTGGGCTCGCTCATGAGCGCCTACAGCCTCCAGGGCGTGTCCCTGTCGTCCAGCGAGCGTCGGTCGCTCCAGCTTCGTCAGCAGGCCCGCGCTGCTGTCGATCGCAGCGTGTTGCAGCAGACCGTCGCTCAAGCGCTCCAGGCGCTCGAAAAGCATAAGGAGGAGGGCGGCAAGGCCTCCAATCCTTGGATCACTGTCACCAACGAAAAGGGCACGCCGTAACACCCCCAATTTACCGCACACTTCTGCGGTCTCTCTGCTAGCCGAGCTTTAGCGCTCCGACCATTGCGCTGAGTGCGAAGAACCACAGAACGAACGACGTAAGTCCTAGAGCCATTCCACCCAGCCATATCCCTAGAGCGATCTCATAGGCTAGCCGTCGTTCTGTTGCCCTTCTGACGGGCGGAAAGTCGTCGTCCCTCTCTGCCCGCATCGCTATTCCTTCCCGCCGAACTCTTCTCTGAATTCAAGGACGTCTTTCGTCGTGATTTTGCTCAGGTATTTCCACAGCGTGGCGTTCACAAGGTCGGACTCTCGGACGTCGTCCTTTGTCTCGATGATCATTTTGACGCGGCGCTCCTTCACTTCCTCGACGAATTTATCTCGAACCCGGTAGGGCTTTGACATGACGGTTACCTGTAACAAGGGGTGGTCGTTATTCTTGCACGTGTTGCGCTGTTACGAGTTACTGCGGTATAAATCGCCCCGTACGTAACGTGTAACGTTGTTACAGGCATGCAGGGGTAGGGATGTTTCCTCCGACCGATCATCAGAGCAGGATGTTCTACGACTACCTCACGGTAGAGCAGGTATTCCCGTACCAGCTCCCGCAGGTTGGCGACACTGGCATCTGCTACTACGACCGGAAGACCGGCGAGCAACTGCGCGACACGTCCCCTAGCTTCAAGGTTGAGGGCAGTCACTCGACGTCGATTCGGGTTCGGGTCGATGGGAACAAGCTCCGCGTCGAAGGGAACCCGAGTGCAGTCAACCGCTTGGACAACCTGCATGGATTCCAGTCCATCGCTGAGTGTGTCGCGGTCTATAACGACATCCTCCACGAGATCAAGGACGACAAGGGCAACCGTCTGCCGCCGTTCACGGCTTGCACTGATTGGGGTTACCTCCAGACCGAGGACGGCTCGAAAACTCGGATGATCGGCAACGGTGCGCGCCTGCGCCGGGTTGACTTGACGACGAATCGGACGGTGGGGAAGGGCAATGAACTGGCCTACATCCGCGCCCTGAGTACTCAGCGTGTGGGCTACAAGAATGGCCACCTTTACGAAGATGGTTGGACCTGCGATTGGCAGGCCCGCGACCACTACTACAAGGCCTACGGCAAGGCTCAGGCCATCCGCAAGTTCCTGTTTCCGAAGTGCAAACGGAACTTTGGCGAAGACTCCCCCGAATTCCGCTACCTGCTCGATCTGGCCGCGTACTGCGATCAGCAGGGCGTCGTGCGTATGGAGCAGGAACTCAAGAGTGAGTATCTGGCCCGTGAGCGGCTGGAGTGGTGGGGGCTTTTTGATGAAGGCCGCTTTGCGGCGATCCATGGGGAGTTTTTGAGGGGATTCGACAAGCTCGAGGTGATGGCGATGGATTACGAGACGATTGCGGAAAGGCTGCTTTCTGAAGGGGTTGTATGCAGCACTCAAGCGGCTAATGCGACCGCCAATATTGCGATGAAGTGGATGCACTGCCCGGGCATCAGTTTCGACTTCAAGAAGCGCATGAATCAGACCTATCGGGCGCGCTTGAACCGGATCGGCATCAACATCGCCCAGCCCTACGACGTGACCCGTCACTCGGTCGTGATGATCCGTCGTGCTGAGGAATCGTCACCAGCGACGTGCTGGAGCTGCCGGGGTCATGCATCCGGTCCGCTCATGACGCTCGCAGCCTCCAGGGCGTGTGCTCGCCATGAGCGCCTACAGCCTCCAGGGCGTGTCCCTGTCGTCCAGCGAGCGTCGGTCGCTCCAGCTTCGTCAGCAGGCCCGCGCTGCTGTCGATCGCAGCGTGTTGCAGCAGACCGTCGCTCAAGCGCTCCAGGCGCTCGAAAAGCATAAGGAGGAGGGCGGCAAGGCCTCCAATCCTTGGATCACTGTCACCAACGAAAAGGGCACGCCGTTGCTCGAACTGAGCGGCAACAGCTGCGCCGGGCCTTCGTGACGGCTCGTCGTTCACCAGTAGCACCCCGGCCGGGGATTACGTATGCGCCTGCTCGGCGCTGGAGAAAGAGACCATGAAAATTCTGAAAGGGTACGTCCTGGGCGTAGTGGACAAGGGGGAAGGGGACAAGCGTTGGGCCATCGTTGGCATCAAGGCGACCGACAAGGACCGTGACGGCTTTGACGTGGACACTACGTACAAGCTTCGTGTCTTCGGCGATGCCGTGAAGAACGGCCTGCATAACGCCTATCGCAACCTCGCTGGTGTCGAGGTCTACGCGCCCTATAACGACGAGTTCGACGAGAAATACAAGCGCATTAGCTACTTGCTGGCAGGCGTGCCCTTGGCCCTGATGGAAAAGCCCCTGGGGACCGCCCAGCCGAAGCCGGCTGCTCCGGCCCAGCCGCAGGCGGCGCAGCCCGTTAAGCAGGCTTCCTGATGATTTCCGCCCTGTCCTGCGATGGCTCCATCTCGATTGCGCCGGATGGGGCGCCCCTGTGTTCGGGCATGTGGGTCTTGACCCAGGTGCCGGAGCAGTTCGACCCGTCGATGCTTGACTCCCAGGCGCTCGCCCAGGCGTTCTCGGTCGGGTTCGGTCTTGTCGCGACGGTCCTTGTCGGCGCTTTGGGCGTCAAGGCCGTACTCGACTTCATTAAAAGAGCTTAAGGAGTAAGTCTATGAAAAACCTGAAAAAACTGTTCGTTCGTGGTGGTTCTGCCGTTGCTGTAGGCGCTGCCCTGGTCGTCTCGCAATCCGCCTCGGCTGCCGGTTGGGATTACAGCGGTATGACCAAGGATGTCGACTTCTCGACCATCGCGACCGGCGTGCTGGCCGTCGCTGCGCTGCTGGCCGCCGTGTATGCCGGCATCAAGGGCGCTCGCGTGGTCCTGGGCTTCCTGCGGAGCTGATCGAGGAGGGCGGTTCGATGGGGCGGCTTCGGTCGCCCCTTTTTGTTTCTGGCAGGGGAGTTTGATCGATGGCGGATTTATATGAGTTCGCGTTCTTTGTTATTGGCGCTGCGTGTTCCTGGGCGATCTTTTCGAGGTGGTGAAAATGTTCCGGGCGCTGATTCTGTTTGTGTCGTTAGTTTTCTGCTCTTCGGTGTTTGCTGGCAATCCATATACATGGGAAGTTGTTATGTATTCATCTAGTGGGGCTAGCACTCCTGCTGAGGCATGCGAGAAAGCAAGGGTTGTTGCGGATAAGTCTCCAGACTGGAATTATACAAGTGCTACGCCAAAGATGAATGGGCTGGATAACTCGTATTGTTCTGTTGTGTATGTTTATCGTAGAGACCCTAGCGTTGTTAATACGTGCGACGACTGCGCTAGCTGGAAGCTTGTTAGAAAGGGGGAACAGTGTGCCAATGCTGATGATAAGTACAATGAATCGACGGGAGTCTGCGAAACTCCGCCGAAAGAGTGTGAGGCTGGGCAAACAGATTTATTTGCAAGTGCGCCGTCTCCAGTTGTCCAGATTAGCGGCCGCAATCAAGTTTTAAGCACTCCGCCGACTGGTTGCAAGGGTGGCTGTGCGTATACGGCTTCAAGTTCGAAGACGCGCAGTTGTTACTTTGTTCCAGGGTCGCAAACAGATGGTTTCTGTAACTATCTGCTTACGTCTGATGGTAATTCGTGCGCGGCTGATTCTGGCAATCCTGGGGCGGTCGGCCCGTCGTTGAATCCGACTCCGCCGACCGATCCCGCTGAGCCGCCATCAGACCCCAAGGACCCCGGTTGTCCGACCGGCTATAGCTGGTCCGGGACCACGTGCGTGAAGTCCGACGGTTCAGGTGGTCCGGGCGGTGATGGCGGTACGGGTGGCGGTGGTGATGGTGGCGGCGACGGCGGCACTGGCGGGGGTGGTGATGGTGGTGGCGATGGTGGAACCGGTGGCGGTGGCGATGGTGGTGGCACGCCCGGTACTGGCGGCGATGGTGGCGGTACGGGTGGTGGTGGCGACGGCTCAGGGGAGGGCGGTGGTACCGGTGGTGGGACGGGTTTGCAAGGCGGCTGTAAGGACGATAGCTGCGCGTTTGTGAAGAACAACCCGTTCGGCAAGGACAAGGTTCCGGGCTTTGACGAATCGCTGCAAAAGGCTTGGACGGATATCAAGAATGCGCCGATTGGGCAGGCCCTGGCCAAGATTACCTTCCCGACCGGGGGAAGTTGTCCGACTCAGAGTGTTGAGCTGTTCGGTAAGAGTGTGATGTTCAGTTCGCATTGTGACTTGTGGGCTCAGATTGAACCGATCTTGAAAGCGGTATTCCTGGCGTTTTGGGCGCTGCTGTCTGTGCGCGTATTCTTGTCTGCATGAGGTGATATATGGACGGTATTCTTAGTGCGATTAAGCAGCTTATTCAGACTGCGACAGACTTCTTTCAGCGTGCACTTAAAGCTATCGAGGATTTCTTTAAGTGGGCGCAAGATGCGTTCGATTATTTTTGGGAGTTGCTCCCGGTTCTCCCTGAGTATGTGTTTCACAGGCTTGTATCCGGCATTGTGAAGTTCTTTCAGTGGCTGCCTGTGCCGGAGTTCTTTACGCAGGCAGGCAATGCGTTCCAGGCGATACCTCCGTCGGTGGTGTATTTCGCCAATGCGTTTCAGATTGGCCCTGGCGTGACGATGGTCCTGGGCGCGTATCTGCTGCGATTTATTCTCCGGCGTATCCCGATTATCGGTTGAGGTGATGTATGGCAATTGATGCGTATGTGGGCAAGCCTGGGCACGGTAAAAGTTACGGCGTCGTCGAGCATGTAATTATCCCGTCACTGAAACAAGACCGGCATGTTGTGACGAATATCCCGCTCGAAGTCGATATGTTGCTGATGGACTTCGGTGGGACTATTGAACAACTGCCGGAGGACTGGTTTGAGCGTGAAGACTTGGCCGATTTCGCGCCGCCTGGTTCGGTCCTGGTGCTGGACGAATTGTGGCGGCGCTGGCCCAAGGGCCAGAAAACCAACGATGCGCCGATGGCCGACAAGAAACTGTTGGCCGAGCATCGGCACCGCGTAGACAAGAAAAACCGCTCGATGCGCGTTGTGATGGTGACCCAGGACCTCGACCAGTTGGCGAGCTGGGCAACGTTGCTCGTCGAAACGACGTACCGGATTGTCAAGAAGTCGAAGACCATGTTCCGGGTCGATATCTACAACGGCGTGGCCAAGGGCGACAGCCCGCCGAAGTCGAAGCTGCTGCGCAGCACGGCCGGGCGTTTCAAGCCTGACGTTTATCGGTACTACAAGTCCGCTACGCAGTCCGAAACGGGCGGTGTGGGCGATGAATCGAAGGCCGACACCCGTGGCTCGTTCTTGCGATCCTGGGGCTTTTGGGGGCTGGTTGGGCTGATCGTGGTCTGTCTGTCGGTGGGGATTCCAGGTGTTGTCCGGTTCTTCACGCCGCCGCAGCCCAAGCAAGCGTCGGCGCCGACTCCCGCGGCTAAGGTTGTTGAGCAGGCGCAGCCGGTGGTGGCTCCTGCGGGGCGTGCGATGCAAGCGGTCTATGGCACGTCGTCGAATGGGCCGGTGCCGTCTGCGATCTGGCGGATTGCCGGCTATGTGCATGCCGGCCTGGGCCGGGCCGAGGCGTGGCCGTCGAAAGATGGTTACAACGCGGAACCGGATCGACCGATCAGCAAGACGTCACGCGTGGTGCTGGTGTCCGAAGGTGGTCGCACACGGTTCTGGCCGATTGAGAAATGCCGGTTCTTCGAACAGACTCCCGATTTGTATTGCGACATCGACGGCGAGCGTGTGACGTTCTGGACGGGCCGAGGGGCCGTATCGACTGTGATGGATGCGACAAGCACCGCGAGCGGCGGCAGCCAGCGTAGCGCAGCGTCCGCCGCGACCGGTGCGCAGGTGCAGACCCCACATTCGTTTCAGTCGCAGCAGCCGTCCCAGGGGACCCGCGTGACCGTAGTGTCTGATAACAGCCGCTCACCCCGCACGTTGTGA